GATGCTATGCGAGATGCACAGCGGAAGATGGCATGGTTTGCCCTACTTGGTATGTTGCTATATCCATTCGCTGTTGTACTAGCATCACTTGCTGGAATGGACGAAGCAATGAAGACTCTTGGTAGTATGGCACCGACATACTTTGTCGCAGTCGCTGGTATAGTTGCTGCATTCTTTGCTTCACAAACACTAGGTAAAAAATAATGGCTACTGAAGAAGAGAAAAAGCAAACAAAAGAATCTGCCACATTCAAAGATATGCTTAAACAACTTGAGGATCAAAATACTCTGGCTAAAGCTACAAAGGATGCGGTCTTGAATCAAGCGGCTATTAATAATGCTCTTCAAAACGACAGTTTAAATTTAGACGACGACATTAGAGATAATTTACAAGCTATGGTTCAAAGTCTTAATTCAGATAAACTTGGTAAAGCCGAAGACGCAAAAGAAAAGAATAAAATAGCAGAAGATACTCTTAAAGCATTAAACCAAATCGTAGACAATACTGATGGTCTTGGCCAATTAGATAGTAATGCTGAAAAAGCTGCAGCTGGAATCCTTGGGTTACCTACACTTATACTAGCTCTAGGTGCTGGTTTTGTAGTTGGCCTTGCAGAAGCTTTTACTAAAGTAGTTAAGTTTTTTGGTAAGGGGATCTTAAAATCTTCAAGGCTTGCTATTAAAGCTCTATTTCTTCCATTCAAAGCAGTGGACATTTTAACAGGGAGCAAGATATCTAAACAGTTCAAAAGTATTAGCAGAGGCTTCAAACTATCAATTGCGTCTTTCAAAGCAGGTTTCTCTACAGCTGATGTAGACATGAAAGCTTTCCGAAAAAGCTTTGGCAATTTTTCAAAACTCAATAAAAGAATGGAAGGTTTTGGAAAGAGTGTTAAAGCCACTATCACCTCGATGAAAACCATTGCAACGGGTTTCGCTGGGTCGATTGGTGCGGGAATCAAAGGTGTTGGCCAGAGCATCAAAGGTTCTAAGTTTATTAAGCCAGTTATAGACGGTGTTAGATCAATGTTTAAATTTGTCACCGCTCCATTTGATGATGTCAAGAAAGCTGTTTCTAGTTTTAAGAAAATGATGCCAGGCGGGGGTGGAATCGGTAAAATGATTAAACCCGTCACTGATTCTATTGGTAAAGTAATGAAGGTCTTACGTAGTATTACTAAGGGTGCTTTTGCATTCGGTAGAATACTAGGTAAAGTGTTCTGGCCTTTAAGTATCATCATGGGTTTATTTGATTTTGTTAGTGGCGCTATGGACGGCTTTAAAAAGTATTCTGAAAAGGGATTCTTTGAAGGACTCGTTGGTGGTCTTCTAGGAGGAATCAGTGGGCTCTTGGTTGGTATAGTTGGTATGCCATTAGATCTATTAAAGGATATGGTATCATGGCTACTAGAGAAGATGGGATTTGGCGAAGCTTCAGAATTCTTAGATAGCTTCTCATTCTCAGAAATGATAGGTAGTCTATTTACTTCTTTAACAGATACTATAATGGATGGAATAGGATCTATCAAAGATCAATTTGAACAATTGAGTATAATGGATTTCATTGGTAATATGACACTAGGCCTAGTTAAGATTCTTAAGAAGATCGCGATGTTCCCGTTAGCTGTAGCGGCTGGAGCAATTGGTGCATTGGCCGGTGCATTCTCAATCAACGGCTCAGCTGCTGAAGGATTCATGAATGCGTTTAACAAAGTTATGACGTTCGGCGATTCAACTATTGATGGATTCAAAGCTGACTTCGAAACTACTGACAGATCACTAAAGGGAGAAGAGCTTAACAAAATATCAGAAGAAGTAGAGGTAGGTAAACTTACTAGTGGTAATAACGAACAAGCTGCTCTTAATGTTATGGATGCTTCGAATAAAACTTCTAATATTAGTGGTGATACTGTTATATTGTCTGCACCAGCTCCTAATAGAATTAGTTCTAGCTTAAGTTATTCTATTCGGTAAATAAAAAAAGGGACCCCGAAGGATCCCTTAAAGTCTTACACAATCAGTATGGTAACAAGGCTTTTAATCGCCAAGCCCATACTTATTATATCAACCCTGCTTTGCTAGCCTATCGAAATAGGACAGAGTATCTTCTTCCTCCTCGTTAGTTGAAGCCGGAGCAGCCATCGTGGCCTGAGCCTGTGCTTCCATTGGTGATTCAACTACTGGTGTATTATCCATAGCAGTATATTCTACTGACTTATGACCTGCATCAGTACCAAGAACCTTGTTCATCTTAGCAGATAATTCCGCGTAAGACTTATAGTTCTTAGGATCAATAAAGGCTTGAAGAGAATGCAGTTGATTATAAACACCTTCCAACTGATCTTCTTCTCCACCCATGAGAGGTGCTGCTGCTGCAAACTCTGACTTATCATAGTTTACCCAACCTTCAACTTTACGAATTTTAATCTTAAAGTCTGCGCCTTCCCAGAAGTCATATGGATTGATTGGATCTTCATCTGCAAATTGTGGTTGCATTACATCCATGATTTTATCAAAGATCTTTTTACCAAATTTGTAAAGCTTCACCTTCCCCTCGTTTTCAGGATTAGACGGATCAGAAACAATAAGTACATTACTTACATAATGTAACCTACGTTTACGTTCACGAGCTGTAGCCTTATCTTCATCACGACCAGTATTCCATAGAACAGAATTAGCTTCTGAAACTGGATCTTCTTGACCGATAGAAGTTAGAGAGTTTTCGATGTACCAAAGACCGGTAGGACCTTTAAAGCCGTGATCCCAATACCTTACCCAAGGAAGATCTTCGCCTTCTTGACATGGTAAGAATCGGATAACAGCATAGCCGTTTCCTGCTTTATCTCTGGTTGGTTTCCAAAACCGATCATCGTCGTATGACTTAGTATCAGTTTTAGTAGACACTGCTTCCGCAGCTTTTACGAGTGAGTCGATTGACGAGCCTCGCGAGCTCTTTAGGTTTGCAAATGACATAGTATATTTTCTCCGTATATGCATTGTATTATGGGTTTCCCCATTTCTATTTTTACAGCAGTATTGCTGTTTCTATTGTATTTCACTTTATTCATAATATAGATCTATTATAACACACTTTCATGCGTTTGTAAACTGTTTCTTTAATAAAATTAAACATTTATCTCTATTGAAGTTTACAAAGGGAGTATACTTTTCGATCTTCCGTTTGATATCAGGCCATATAATGGTATCATCAATCTTACTAGATTCACGAGGTATAAACCCCAATATGGTATTAAGAATAACAACAGTCTCTAAACTAATCTCTTCTTGCAACCATAACTTTATGATAGGAGGATGTTGATTATCAATCGATTCAAAGAACTTATTAAATTCAACATCCTCTTCTCTTATTCTATTTATATCAATTGAAAAGACTCTGTGAATACTCTCACGAATACGCTTAAAGTCTCTATAGTTCCTTTCACCATCTTCGTCCATCATGTCACCGACGTAACTCAGACCAGCTTTAAAATTAGAGATGTAGTAATCCTTTAGATCTCTATCATGCTTCTTAGCAAGCTTAGCAAAGAAGTACTTATCTTTCCTTTTAAAGAAAGAAGTTGGTTTTACCGATGTCTTAAAGTTATACTTGATAGCATCATAGCCATCAGTTTCAAAGTGTAACTTTAAAGCATTGTACATTGCATATGAAGCGAATGGATCAGTACTCATACCGGTAATTTGTTCCCCGCTTTTTGACCACGCAATAAATTTAAATCAGTAGCTTCGTTCTCTACTTTATCTCTAAGAGAATCGGACAATAGCTTTTTAATATTACTATAGTCCATACCTCGTTCCTCTATGATATATGTTGCAGCATCTATATAAGTCATGTTACCTTTAGATACTAAATGTTCTACGGCGGCTGAAAATCTTTTACGTGTCATAATCTTTTGCTCTAAGTCTATACTCATAGTGCCCTTAGTAATATACAATCATTATTAATTCTACCATTCGGTATATTAATCTTAGTTGTAACTACATCCCATACTTGTTTATCAATCTGTTTAATTGATTTGCTTAACACTATAGGAAGCATTTCATCTGGCTTACGAAGAGTTGTTGCTCTAGATTGCTCTTCACAGACGTTCTTAATAGTAGTACCTGCAATTTCAAATCCCTTAGTAGAATTTGTCACGTACTGAATCAGCTTCTTACTCTTAATGTTATATACAAACAACACTTCTTTACCCGGGATCATAACCGGATTAATAGAAGATACTTTGTTATCAATATCTTCAGTTTTATACTTAAGATTCTTAATTTGTACATCAGATGCTTTAGGTTTCTTAGCCCTTGGTATCTTAGTAGCCTTATTAGCAACCTTAAGTTTGTCTAGATCAGAGAAGATTAGCTCCATAGTATTAAGCATCTTCTTTAGATTAGATCTTTTAATATGTTCGTAAGCTTCAACAGCCTGTTCACATGATTTATCATAAGCATCTTTAATGCTATTGTATTCTAATAGAACCATTTCTTTAAAGATATTATTACAAGATCCTTTAAGATCATATGTCTTAAACAATGTGTAAGTATCCATGGTAGCTTTATAGTTACCTTCAATCCATGCGCATACAACATCATCCCAATCACCATAGATGGTATCAATGATTTTCATTCGTTGACGATCTTGAATAGAGATAACAGCTTTAGCTGGTTTCTTATCTTCTTCAATTTCTTCAACAACTACTTTATGAGCTTTATCAAGTAATACATCAAGTTCAACTTTGAACTTAGCAAACTCTGCTTTATTATACTCATACCCTCTATAATGAAGCTTAGCAACTTTACCTAGGTATCCGGTAAGTTCATAGTCCTTAAGATTCTTTAAAGCAGTTATATCAGTCTTGGTATAATTATATTGCTCAGTAGCAAATGATAATATTGAGGGTACATAATCCTTTGACTTAAAATAGTAGTTATACCATTGAGCGCCAAGCCCCCATAGAACACCGCGGTTCTCTGCCTTTAATGTTTCACCTTTTTGAAAGACTGGTTCAGGACCCATAAACTTATCGTCAATGGTTACCCTGTTCTTTCGCATTTTAGTTCTAGCTTTATTCTCAGCCATACTTATTCTCCTAAATAATATAGATCTATTATAACACAGTTATCAGATAAAGTAAAGGTTTATTTGTCAAAATTATTTTTAATTCCTAGACAAAAGTTTTCAGCCGCATCAGCTGCGTACTGTTCGTTGTACCCAGGCATCCATTCCATCTCTAATAGATTACCTTCAACGTACATACGAATTCCATAGACCCGAGGATCTACACCAACTTTGCGAACAACTTCAGCTCGTCTACTTGAACGAGCGCCATTACCATAGACTTCGCTGATCTTCATATAATTATTCATGATTCTTATTCCACTCTGCTTTACGAGCTTTCCAAGCCTCGTGCTTATCTTTCTCTAATAGAAACCCACCCCATACACAAATCACGATGAGCACAAACATAACAATACTTGCTATTACTTCTAACACTATCGACCAATCCATTTTACATCTCCCTTAGGTATTACTTGATATGCTCCTTTATTATAAGAAGGAGCGACAGTAAACTTCTTTGATTCTTCAACTTTATAAGAAGTATCTTCTATAGGAAGAGCG